TCCTGAACATTATTTCCAATCTCTATCCCACCATTGTCTAGTGGTGTCATCCCATGGTTTACCTTCATTTGGTATTTTTACAAAAACTAAATTCTTATTTGGACATATAATATTGACTAACTAATCAATTGTTATATTGTTCCATAAGTCATAGAATTTACCGTTATCTATGTTTTATTCTTTAAACCATTCTAATAACACTTTCATAATTGGAATATCTACAATCTCTTACAAATCAAAGAATTAAGTTGCTTCGAATGCTGAACCATCATCGCTTATCACGCTATCATATTTTGCAATATTGTCATTAAAGAGTTGTTTTAATTCTTATGGTAAGTAACCCTAAATGAAACCTGGGTATATATTTTTAATTGGTTCCCAAAATTAAGATTACATTGCAGTAAACAATCCACAACCTTATGCTGCTGGCACTTTGATATCTCTAGGTTTATTATCAACTTAAACTTTAGGTAGATAAAGATCTTCTTCTGGTATTTTGAACTCTTCACCACTTTTAAGCATAGATCTATAAGAAAAAACAAAACTAGATTTACGTCCTTTTAGTTATTAGAGTATAGTCTTCTAGTATTTTTGTTTCTTCTCGAAAGGGAAATCATCTTTTTCATGAATCCATTATATAGGATCAAAATGTTCAGCTCTTTATTATGATAATTAGTCTTTGAACCATCCAATGAAATCTTAAGTTAATAATTTAAAAGCATCTAAATGTTCAATTGAGAATCTTTATTAACTTTTATAACACCTACATACATAGCGAAAATTTAATTATGTATAGATGTTGTGGCGAATTCTACAGTGACTAAGTCATCATCTTATGTCATCTACAAATGTCTAATACCTGTTGCAATCACTGTAGCTTTTTATTTAACGTATTCTGCTTCATAATATTATATTTTACATTATTCACAATTGTAGTCATATTGTGCATCTTAACCTGGTACTTTAATTAAAGGATTGATACTTTAACTATCTAAAATAATAGACACTGGAAAATCCTTTGTAACAAAACATGTTTGATCATCTTATTATTTTACACGTTTTAAATCGACTTTAACTTATTAAGGTTTTGTTACTTTAGGTAATTCATTATAAGGTACCTCATGAGGTTGTGATCCATTTGCATGATATAATGATTTAAAAGTTTCAGGATCTACATAACCCACTTTGACTTCTTAACTAGGTTTGAATCCATGTTCTTAATGTAATTTTTAAAAACCTTTACGATCAACACATCCTACTATAGTTTTCTTACTTCTTTCTGAATATTCAACGTTATCATGTATCAAAGCATCTGGATTATCCACTGTTGGTGTTTTCATTGTACCTGCTTATGGTAAATGTATATATGCTCTTTATTAATAATCTAGGGATTAAAGTTAACGTTAGAATATAAATCTTAAAAATTAAGTGAATTTCTCGTCAATGTATGCAATACCTCGCATTATCTTGAGTTTACTTGATTTATCTTAATGTATTACATGCCTACCTGTATTATACTTTATAGCTACATGTGTTTTTGATTTTTAAGCAGGCCATCTTGCA